GAGACGACCATAGCCACGACCAAAACAGTGCTTCCCATTATCATAGCCTCAAGCCGCCACATCCGCTTGTCCAACGAATCTAGCTTCCCGTGAACCAACTCACGAAACATAGCGCACTCTTTTTCGTGCGCCTCAAGATCCATTGCGACTTTTAATGAATGTTCCGGAATTTGTTCATGTGCGAGTTTCACATCTTATCTCCATCGTGGTCCATGAAACCACGCTACACAAGACCTCATAGATCATATTTTGGGCGGATGATTTCAAATTTTTCATTAGTCGATTCTGGTGCCATTATATCGTACATGAACTGTATAAGAGTTAGTCTTTCGCCCTCTTGTTCTGTATCTAAATCCATTTTGTGCGGAACATACCCGTTAAAAATTAATGCTGAATTATACGATCCATTGACACGCATTATTTCATCGTAATTTGAATTGTACTCATCTCTTAATGTTTTCCACTCTTCGGTCTGTTTGTCGTCTTTGAAAATTTCAATCCTTAAAGTTTGTGCCCTAAAATCTGTAATGATTTTTTTCCGTTTATAAACAGATGTTCCGCTATTCGGTACAGGATTTTTATTAAGATAGACGATAGCAGTAATTGTATTGTCGTCTGTGTGAATTATTCCATCGCCGCTTGAATATGGTATTTTGTTGAAATGTGTTGTTGTACTGCAGCCGACTTCAATTTTTTTTGACAGATCATAGTATTGAGATAGAACTTTCATTGTAACATACTTACATAATAAAGGAAATTTACTTTCCAATGGCTCTGAACGTAGCCCCGGTGAAATTCCGTAATTACTTCCGTCATAGATTACTGAATCTGATATTTTTATAACCTCTTCAGGCAAGTCAAAAAAGTCTTCAACACACACATTAGGTACTCTCATAGTATTGTGTTATCTCCATCGTGGTCCGTGAAACCACGCAACAAGTGATTTTCGTGTGCCCCTTGTGACCGGCAAAACTCTGTGACGAAGATAGCTTGGGAACACTAAAACAGTGCCCTTCGCCCTTGATCCTGCGGGTGTTTCGCACTCGTCAAATTGAAAGTCTCCACCCTCGTATTCAGAAGGATCACTAAGTTGAACAGTTACGGATATCTTTCTGTCAGAGGGGAGGTCAGAGTCCCAGTTAATATCGTGATGCCAATCATAATGACCACCCTCAGAAGCGTGGTACTCGGTAAATTGCATTTCGGCACAATTCATTATGTCGAACCCAAAAGCGTTAATGTTCGCCTGTTTCACATACTCCCACAAAAAATCTCTTATAGAAATTTCTTGAAGCCAGCGAATCGTACTGCTTCTCACTTCACCGTTCACATCGGAGTGACTAAATACACCGCCACGTTCTGCTGGTTCTAACTCTGCGTGTGAGATTATACTATCTATTTTTTCGGAACTAACTGCTCCCGACCACAACTGCCACTGTTGTCTCAATTCACAAACCCCGTAAATGTAACTCTAACATCATCCTTGTTTTCAGAAAAAACTTCTTCGACGCCGTGTATATAGTGTCCGGGGAATATAACTCCTGTTCCCGCATCACAACTCAACTTGAAATTAAGGAGGTCAGGAAAAAATAAGTCTCCGCCTTTGTATTTTTTTTCAAGCGGCCACACCAGCATTGTGAGTGTTGTTTGATCTCTGTGCGGCTTGTAGTAGTTCCCCGTATCGTATCTACTTATTAACACATCAAATCCTGATGTTGCCTTGAATGAGTTCATCACGCTCTTGACGGGAAAGCTGTGAGTTTTTAGTTTCGTATATATTTCACCAAATAGGCCACCTGCGGGCGATATAAAAGCATACTCTGGCATGTAGACTTGACTCAAGAATATACCACTGTTTTTTTTAAGTGGCACACCTTCTGGAGTTGTTGCGCCGGACCTTTTGGCGAATTGCGTTTCTTCTGGATCGTCTAGTTTTTCCTTTAGGAGATTGTACTCGTTTACAAGTCCTTCACATGGTATATTTTTTAGAAGGATGATGTCTTTATCTTCAAGGTATTCCCAGTCAAAGCTTGCCATAAAAACTCCTACAACGAAGGCCAAGTGACGTTTGACCAGACATAGTCTCTAGTAGTCTGATCCCAAGTCATATAGGCACTAGGATAGTCAGATGGAAGGTCACGCAACGCCTGTCTGTAAGCTAGTTGTTCAGCAGTTGCAGTCCTGTCAGGAAGCACCATCCAATCAGATTCTTCTAGTAGTCTATCCCGCTCTACCCTTAAAAGTGCCATTGCGTTATCACCAGTGATGTCTGCGGGAGGAACAAATTCGCTAACAGGGCCAAAGTCCCCCGCTACAGCCCTGTTGTAAAGTTCAACAGAATGAGGTTCACCAACATCATTTGGGTCCGCTGTGAACAAAATGTATTCATCTTCAGTCCAGTGATCAAAGTTTACCTCAAGGTCTATTTGAGTATGTTCTGGGTTAGTCCAGACTGGATTTCTTACGCCTGTGTATGTAATAGCCATTTAACTTATCCTCACCCAGACAGTTGACTTATGTTCATTACTGTTCTGTGTTTGTCTACCCATGACCCTCCAAGTTCCCGAGAGACCGAACTCGTTTGGGCCTAGCCATTCACCCGCTGCGTTACTGGCCCGAAGTTGTGATCCCGACCTAGTTCCGCCGTTAGTTGTTTGTGCGTTCGTGCCGGACTGACCCGCCATAATATACGTTGATACCTGTGTATATCCTGTGTTAGTCGGACCAGCGGGACCAGTTGGGCCAGTTGGGCCAGTTGGGCCAGTTGGACCAGTCCCACCGCTGGGGCCGGTTGGGCCGGGGGGTCCGCCGGGTCCGGTCGGGCCAGTCGGACCGGCTGCGCCGTCTGCGCCATTAGGGCCAGTCGGGCCAGTCGGGCCAGTCGGGCCGGTCGGTCCTTGAAGCGCAGCGTTAGTGATAGTGCCCTTGCGGATTACACCAGCACTGCTGTCGTATACCAGAACTGAGTCTCCGCCTTGAAATGAAGTCTCGACAGTTGCACCGTTAATATCAAGTTGTTCAGCGACAATGTTTCCACTGTCGTCAACAACCGTAGTAGCTCCTACTTTGAATGCCATTAGATTGTCCCCTCAGAGATAACATCGCCGGTCACTGTAAGATTACCGGACGTGTCTAGTTTCATTTTAGCTGTACCAGCATAGCTGATAATAAGGTTGTTACTGACAACACTGAATTGCCAGTCACTTGCACCGTTATCCAGTGTGAAAGTGTCACTGAGAACGTCGCCGGTCACGTCGATGCCGGAAGTGGTTGTCTCCACCTTTGTTGCATTGTCGTACTTTACAGCGACACTGCCATTGTTGGTGCAGACTATATAGTTTTCAGTGGCCGCACCATTCATGATGTTGACGTTGTTTCCTGAAATTCTTAGGTCACCTGTGCCAGCGTCCTGCACATAAGAGTGTGTGCCATCGTGGTAAATCTGCAAGTCAGACCCAGCACCGAAGATGGCCTTGCCATTGTCATCAAACGTGGCGTTGCCAGTCACGTCGATGCCGGTGGAGGTGGTGGCGAATTTCTCAAGGCCGTTGTGAAAAAGCTTCACATCATCATCATCATTAAATATGGCAAATGATTCATTGAAGTTTCTGTCACAGATGACGATTCTATCATCTGATTCAATTCTTATTTCACCAGTAGCATTACCATTTCGTATAAAGCCGTCTGTTCCATTGCTAGAAATCTCCAAGTCAGACCCATCACCAAACACGGCCTTGACATTATCTGAGAACGACAAGTCACCTGATGTCTTGGTATCTGCCGCATCGCTACGAAGGAACGAGGTGCTGTCGATGCTGTCGAGAAGTGCTGCGTTGGATGCTGTGCCAGTCAGAGGTCCAGTAAACCCGGCGGCGGTAATTGTCGTTGTCGAGTCAATCTTTGCGCCAGTTACAGCATCGTCAGCAAGACCCTCCGTGTCAATCTGCGGACCTTCGCCGGTAGTACCGTCGTGGCTGTGTCCTGTTGTCGCGTTGAACGCAGCTTGTACCGCATCAAATTCGCCGTCCAAGTCGGAAGCGTTGATGACGTTACCGTCTGCGATGTTATTCGCAGTGTCATTACGAGTATAGCCTGTACCCATTTTTTATCTCCTCCCGTATGTCGCGAATTCTAGAGTCGCAGCATCTACGGTAAATACGGCGTCTGTACTAGTTCCTGTTGTTTCATATAGTATCGACACTGTGAATCCTGATCCTATTGTGGGTACTTCAAAAATAGCTTTCTGTTTTGTACCCAGAAGTGAAGTGCCGTAAATACCCGAGCCGTAAGTAACAGAAGCCCCTGCATCAGAGCTTAGTATCGAATCCGGTTGTGGCGAGTCTGGCTGGTCAAAGTCAAACTTCAAAGAAAACTGCAGATCAAACGCGCCGTTCACATCCAAATAAGTAGTGCCCTTGTATATCGTCTTACGAAGCTCTGAGTCGCCTAGCGGAACAAATGGAGTAGCGAATGTAGCTACAATGTCAGTGCCGTCTTGAGTGTTCCCCTGTTCCATCTGATATACGTAGCCATCTTTAGCGGCAAAGTATATTCGTTCTGCGAACCCGTCATATTCACTGTATGTGACGTATGCGTTGAAGCCCCGGAGGTCGTTCCAAGAAATACCCTCTTGAAGCTGTGTTCCCGCGATACCCTTTGCCGCATCGTTAGTATACGCGCCGTTAAATCCAAACAGCCGGTATTGACTCTTCTCACGAATGATGGTACTGGAGAATACCGTGCTACTCGAAACCAAGTCAGTGACTTCTGTCTGAATCGGCTTAGATATGACCCCAAGACTAAAATCACCCACGCGATCCGTAGCCGAAAAGAGCCGCAAACCATCCGGCCCTAAGAACATGATGTCTCCGCCTATTTCCTGAATGGTATCTTCGGCGACACATCCCAAATCTCGCGACACAGGCTGCAACTGAAAGTCTCCGACACTACTACCAGCCAACCTGTTAATTGAAGTTTCACTAAAAATGATCAGTTGATCACGAAAAACAATCAGTCCGGTTATAGTATCTGCAACATTTATTATACCACCGCCGCTGGCACTTGTAAAGTCATCATCTTCGTAGGGGGCCGAAAAAACAAGATTTTTGCCGTTTCCAAGAAAGATGTGGTTCTTAAAATTTACAATGTGACTTGCGCCAGAAGTATCGGATGGCAGGGATGTTAGCTGTTCGAAGGTGGTTCCGTCGAACCTGAACGGTTTACCAGTGCCATCCACAATAAGAATTTTTTCGGTGCCGTCAAAATCATACTTGAGAAATCTGATTCTTTCTGATCCGCCAAGAGTGATGCCCGTGCTGCTGAACGAGGCGTTATCCGTGATCTGCGTCCACCCCGATCCTGCGGAGCGAAAAAGATCATCACCCCGTGCAGCATAGACATTCCCCCCGTATCTCACGATACCTCTAACATTACCACTATTAGACAGTGCGCTACTGTCAAACTTCTCGTATCCCTCAACACGACGATACCCGCCGAAAACAGACGGTTCAAAGTTACGCAGGATACGGGCAGAACCCGGAGCCTGAACACCCTGCTGATAAGGCGAAAGGTTAGTGACCAGTCCGCCCTTGAATTCAAAGGGGTATGTTTGCCACCTATCCGGCATCTAAACCGCCCGTGCGTATACGTTTTCGTTTACAAGAAGAGTCCGCATGTGCTTCACTCCTTCGTCAAACTTACGAAGTGCGATACTTGCAGACTCTAGATTATCCCGGAACATGTAGGCATGATACATAGCTCCGTCAATAATGATGTGTTTGAAACGAAATGGAATCGTAGGGACATCATCGTAGCCACTTAAATCGGCCGGATACATGAAGTATTCGTAGTCAACCGTGTAAGCTTTATCTGGCATGGGGGCAAAGATAATGTCGCCGTCCTGAGATCTAATAACATATTCGGGGGCAGTACCCTTTGTAGTGTCTGTCTCGAACTCTTGATCGATAAAACGATCCACATACTCATCGTACGACATCTGTTTCAAAGAAATCGCTGATCCTACTCCTAAAGTAGTGTTTCGACGAAGACGAACAGTGTCGAAATCTACATACTTTGCGTTTTCAGGCAGGGGATAACGAAGCTCACCCGCCGTAAGAGTGATATCGTCTGTGTTGTGATTGAACGGCCAGTTAAAGTGTTTTTGGTTTATGTCGCGTACTGCCGAGTTAATACTGTCTTTGATCTGAGCGTAGAAGCCTGACGCGGAGTCAAAGTTACTAGAAGTCAGTTCTGTTTCGTTCAGACGGCGACAAACTTCGTTAGTCAGTGAAAGGTAATTGTACGCCATCAGTTTTTCTCCACTACACGGATGCGAACTTCCTGTTCGATGACTGTGGCATCGCTGGCAGTCATCCGGCACACAATCTTATATGTGGTAAAGGCCGTGCCACTTCCGAGATAGATGGTAGCCACAGTAGTTGTGTTTGTGCTGCTGACATACTGAAGACCATTTACTATTTCTCCCGCCGACCACGTTTGAAGTACGTCATCTGCATCGTATATTTTCCAGACGATACTCGAAATAGTGTCCCCTTCAAGCTGCTCGGTCCAGTTGATAGAGTAATCTAGCTGATCATCGGGGTCTTTATCTGGCCACTTCAAAGACATCTTACGCTGCCCTTCTATTTGGGGTAATTTCTTTTGGCTGTAGAATCACGGTTCTAATCCTACTGAATGTGGTCGCGTCAAACACTGTTATCGCATCAGATGGCGCTGGCAGATTGATGACTGTCGTCCCGGCAACTCCCGCCAGACCCGCCCCCGGATTTTGACGTACAGAGCCGATAGAACCAGTGGCACTCACACTTAACAGAGCTTCTGTTGGCTTTTCTTCTACTGTGTTTACAGAACCTGTAGCTGATACGCCTGTGAGTGTTGTATTGGCTGTACCTGTTAAAGTAAGATTAATTACATTAGATGCTTCATTCGTAATTGTAGTAGAACCATTTGTTCCGTCAAAATGAAGCAGTGCTTCTGTACTACCATCTAAAGAGTATGCCTCTGTTTCAGGTGTGAAACTTGCGGCAGAAAGACCTGTTGGTGTAGACGCTCTAAACTCATCTATGTATCCTGTAAATTCTTCGGAACCATTTTCTTTGGCCCCGATTACATAGGTATGAGGATTGTATCCTGCACCTGCTTGCTGACCTCTTTGGAATCCATCTACAAAGATTTCTGTAAAGGCGTACCTTCTTTGTAGTCGAATATGATGCCAAGTATTGTTACTTAATTGTCCGGTAACTGACCTAGCTATAGAACCATCTTTTATTACTTGTAAAGTGCCGCTACTAATACGCAGGGCGAATCCGGAGTTAGAGTTTTGTCCATCCCAAAGATGGGCAGTTTGAGTTGTCAGCGTTGAAGAATAGACCCAAAAATCTACAGCCCATTCTGAACTTGTTAACAGACTCGAAGTGTAACTTGTTGTTACAAAATCACCTGTTCCATCTAGTAGTAAACTAGCAGTGCCAAACTTCTTTTCTGCTGTAGAAAGCTGTGCGTCACCACTGGCTGTAAA